TATACCTCATGCTGTTTTAATTATTGCTGATTATCAGTATAAGTCTGCCTTTGTTGCAGACCAAGAAATTAACTTGGTGGCCTGTTTAACTGAACTTATGTCCCAGGTTAAATTCAAATGAGTTATGAACTTAAAGAATACTTAAATGCCATAAACTTTACTAAAAAGGACTTGATGAAGTCCGAAGATAAGTTATGGGAAAAAAAGTATCCTGCCTTTATAGTAAATAAGATGTTATCTGCTTTTTCAGATACCGTAATGCTTGTTAATGAAATGAACCGTAATCACTTCATTGATAAAGATATGCAATTTCAATTTCTACTAAATAGTATTAGAACGAAGAAAAGGTTTAGTCCTTTTTTGAGGGCGAATAAACTAAAAGAAATTGAGTGTGTAAAAGAGTATTATGGCTATAGTAATGATAAAGCAAAATCCGCTCTTGATATACTCACCAAAGATGAGATAAAACTCATTAAAGAAAAATTATATAAAGGTGGGACAAAATGAACGAATTAGATACATCAGATAGTGGCATAGGAATGTCAGTAGATAACAGTTGGCATCCAGAGAAAATGCTGGAAGTTCAACTAAAAGAACCAGACGACTTTTTGAAGGTTCGAGAAACACTAACAAGAATTGGTGTTGCCTCTAGAAAAGATAAAAAATTATTTCAATCATGTCATATACTACATAAACAAGGTAGATATTTTATAGTGCATTTTAAAGAACTATTTGCATTAGACGGTAAAGAATCAAACTTAACCGAAAATGATATTGAAAGAAGAAATACAATTGCTCAACTTTTGGCTGATTGGGGATTAATTGCAATACTTAATGCTTCAATTGCTGAGAAAAAAGCACCTCTATCACAAATCAAAGTTTTAGCATTCAAAGAAAAGAGTGAATGGGACTTACAAGCAAAATATAACATAGGTAAAAAGATAGAAGATGAAAGCACCGAAGTTTAAAGATTTTATAACAGAGGCTAAGACTGAAAAGTATAGACTACTGATTATAACAGATGAGCCAGAAAAGGCAAAGACCTTTCATACTGCTAATCGATTACAAGAAGAAGCAGAAAAGTTAGGTTGGAAACATTATCTGTATAGACTAACTGGTGGTTACACTTCTTTTGAAGATGGTGTTTTTAAAATACACAATAAAGATGATGAAAAAGGTTTTGAAGTTTCAGGTAGCGATACTGTTGCAGTTATAAGAGGTTCAGTTGTCAGAAAAGACAGTTGGATGGATATTGTAACCTCACTAGAGAAGCATGGTGTTTGTGTTGTAAATAGTAGACAATCAATTAATATCTGTACAGACAAATATAGAACAGCGTTAAGACTTTCAGACTATGGCATTCGTCAACCTAAGACAGTTTTAATAAACGATCCTGAAAAGGCAGCATTAGCATTTGATAAACTAGATACAAAAATGCCTGTCATTATGAAAACTCTAAGAGGGTCAAAAGGTGTTGGTGTTCTTTTTATTGAATCAGAAAAAGCATTAGATAGTATTGTACAATTAATTCATAAACAAGATGAAGATACTGATTTACTTTTACAAGAATATATTCCAACAGATTATGATGTTAGAGTATTAGTATTAGGTGGTAAGGTACTTGCTACAATGAAGCGACCTGTTATTGAAGGAGACTTTAGAAGTAATGTATCGCAAGGTTCTAAACCAGAAAAATTAGAACTAACAGAATTAGAAATAGAAGAAAGTCTAAAGGCTGCAAAGGCAGTTAATGGATTATGGACTGCTGTTGATTTTATACCAAGTAAGAATAGAGAAAAAGAAGCACCATTTGTTATTGAGGTAAACTCATCTCCTGGTACTGAAGGTATGGAAGAGGCGAGTGGACAGAATATCAGTAAAGAGATTATACAATTTTTTGCTGATAAAAAGAATTGGGTTAAAGTACCTGGCGAGTGTGGATATAAAGAGATAGTATCTATCAAACCATTTGGTGAAATCATTGCTAAGTTTGATACTGGCAATTCAGGTATGTCAGTTATTCATGCTGACGATATGAAGGTTAAAGATAAAAAAGTTACATGGAGGTTGTTAGATAAAACTATTACTTCCGATATTATTAGAACCGAAGAAATATCAGTAGGCGGCTTACGAGATTATGACGAGGACAGATATGTCATTAAACTAGATGTGGAGTTTTTAGGTAGCATCTATGAAACGGAATTTACTCTAGACAACAGAGAAGATAGGACTGCAATCCTTTTTGACCGAGAGTTTATGAGTAGAGTAAACGTAATGGTAAATCCAGACAGAAAATATGTCGTTACGACAAAATATAGTTTAGATTAATTTAGACTAAACGCTTTACAAATCATTTGTAATGTGTTATAATATGTTATGAAAAGGAGTGAACAAACATGGCAAAAAATCACCAAGCAGACAATCCGTTATTCAAGGCATTAATAAAAAGATACGAGGCACATATAGCAGAAGCATATGCTACTATAATTGTATATTTTGATAATTCAGTTGGTATCGGCGAACATCCACAATTCTTAAATGAAATGGATAAGCAGTTAGAAGTAATATCAAATGCTGAAGAAAAAATACAAGCATTAAACAAACATTTTAACAATACGCAAATATAGTGAAATTTTACACTAGTGTGCTGCCATACAAAGGACGATTATTAGTCCGAGGTATTAACCATGATGGCAGCCACAAAAAGTTTAGAGTAAATTACAAACCATCTTTGTTTACTCCTGTTCAAAAAGAAACAGGATACAAAACATTAGATGGTCGTAATGTAGCAAAGATTCAACATGAGAGTGTGTATGAAGCAAAGAAGTGGATTGAAGAATATAAAGGTGTAACTAACTTTGAATATTTTGGTAATACAAGATATCAGTATCCATATATTGCAGATGAGTTTCCAGGCAAAGTTGATTGGGACTTAAAACAAATAAGATTAATCACAATTGATATTGAGTGTGAAAGTGAGAATGGTTTTCCTGATGTAGATAAAGCAGAACAGCCTTTAATTTGTATTACTGTAAAAGACCATGCACGAAAAAGTATTATTGTTTTTGGTTGTGGCAACTTTGTCAATGACCGTGATGATGTAAAATATTTTAAGTGTACTACTGAAAGAGATTTAGTACTTAAATTTACAAAGTTCTGGACTGCCTATAATCCAGATATCGTAACTGGTTGGAATGTTAAGTTCTTTGATATTCCTTATTTAATGAATCGTTTTAGATATCTTATGGGCGAAGAATTTGTAAAACAATTTAGTCCTTGGGGTATCGTAAATCAAAGTAGTGCAAGAATAACTGCTAAAGGATTTAATAAAGAACAAAACTATTATGATATTCTTGGCGTTTCAATTTTAGATTATCTTGACCTATATCGTAAACATACATTTGTTAGACGAGAAAGTTATAAACTAGATTACATAGGCGAAGTAGAATTAGGTGAAAACAAAACTCAAAATCCATATGATACTTTCAAAGAGTTTTATCAAAAAGATTACCAGTTATTTGTAGAATACAATATTCAAGATGTTGAGATAGTCGATAAGTTAGAAGATAAAATGCAGTTGATTGCTTTGCATTTGACTATGGCTTATGAGGCAAAGGTAAATTATCAAGATGTATTTGGTCAAGTTCGTATGTGGGATACTATTATATTTAATTATCTCAAAGAGAATAAACTTGTTTGCCCTGCTGTAAATGAAAATCAATACACTGGTGGTTATGAAGGTGCATATGTAAAAGATCCTGTTGTAGGTTTTCATGATTGGATTTGTAGTTTTGATTTAAACAGTTTGTATCCACATTTAATTATGCAGTATAATATATCACCTGAAACAATGGTTGGTTTTGAAGAAGGTACAGTAAATGTAGAAAAAATGTTAAATCAAGAATCTGATTTATCTCATTTAGATGGTCGTACTATGACACCAAATGGTGCTCAGTTTCGTACAGACAAACGAGGTTTTCTTCCTAAACTGATGGAGAAACTTTATAAAGAACGAGTGATATATAAAAAGAAAATGATTAAAGCAAAATCATTGTATCAAGAAACTGGCGATAAAAATTTATTAAATGATATCGCTGCTAATCACAATATTCAACTTGCGAGAAAGATTGCTTTGAATAGTGCTTATGGTGCTATCGGCAATCAGTACTTTAGATATTTTGATGTTCGTCATGCTGAAGGAATCACAAAGGCAGGCCAACTTGCAATCAGATGGATTGAACGTGATGTGAATAATTATTTAAATGATTTACTGAAAACTAAAAATGTATCTTATGTTGTGGCGTCTGATACTGATTCAATCTATGTAAAACTTGGTGCAGTTGTAGATAAAGTATTTAAAGATAAGTCTGATATTAGAAAGATTGTAAAAGTTTTAGATAGATTTTGTGAAGAAAAATTACAAAAGGCAATTGATAGCAGTTATGATAAACTTGCTAAATATGTTAATGCATATGAACAAAAGATGATTATGAAACGAGAAGTGATTGCAAACAAAGGTATATGGACTGCTAAGAAAAGATATATTCTAAATGTTTATAATGAAGAAGGTGTTGATTTAAAAGAACCTAAGTTAAAGATTATGGGTATTGAAGCAGTTAAGAGTTCAACTCCTGCACCTTGTCGTGTTAAGATTAAAGAAGCATTAAAAGTAATTATGAATAAAGATGAGGCTGCATTAATACAATTTATAGATGAATTTAGAACACACTTTAAAACATTACGACCAGAAGAAATTGCTTATCCTCGTTCATGTAATAATTTATTAAAGTATACTTCGTCAACAGACATTTATCAAAAGTCAACACCAATTCATGTGAAAGGTGCTTTACTTTATAACAACTTATTGAAGAAACATAAATTAGTTAAGTATGAAAAAATACATGAAGGTGATAAAGTTAAGTTTATTGTTTTAAAAGAACCTAATCCTTTGAGAGAAAAAGTAATATCTTTTATGGCTGTATTGCCACCTGAATTTGATTTACACAAATACATTGATTATGATGAACAGTTTGATAAATCATTTTTAGAACCATTGCGGTTTATTGTAAATGCGATAAACTGGAACTTTGAAAAGAAAGCAACTTTAGATAACTTTTTTTAATATGATAAATCCAGAACTAGAAAAACTAAAAAAACAATTAGACCAAATAGAAAAAACGGTAAACAGAATTGAATCAGATACCGTAAAACTACACAAAAAATTAGATGGTCATATTCAAGAAATATGGGACATTTATAAGAAATTACAGAGTCCTATTAAACTAATGAGTAACTTTTGGAAGAAACAATAATATGAAAGAAAATGCGTTTACACACTATAAGCGAGATAATACACTATATAACAGTCTCATAGCCGCCGCTACAGACGGAAAACTGCCTGTCTTGACATCTAGTGTCTTTGAAAAAATGAACGCTGAATATGGAAAAGAAAAGATGAGAACTCACTTGGCAGACTATATTGCTAGTGAAAGACCAGTCTTTCCTCTTAAAGAAATAACTAATAACGATATGAGAACCTCTTTCAATCGTCTTAAAAAGTTTGATACTAGTGCCATTTGCATTCCTAACGAGCAAGTAGAAAAAGAAGTATTTGAAAAGTATGATGATTACAAATACTCTTATAGTGAGTATGGACTTGGCTTGATAAATGGTGCTAGTACCTTCAATGATGTAAGTAATTATTTCATGCAAGATTTACGACTAGAGTGTAGTAGTTATGGCTTCAGAGCACCTAAGGAAGTTTGGGAGAATGGAGATGCTTATGCTATATGGAAATGTCTAGGTCCAATATGGCGTGGTATTAATGGAGTTAAACTAACAAAGATAAAAGAATTAGATGGTATTGAAACAGAGAAACTAGTAGGTGGTCAATTAGATGAGAAAAGTTATATTTCAGCATTTAGATTAGGTACATATATCGCAACACAATTTAAACCAGTTGTTGCAAAAGCAATCTATGATATGACAGAAGCAAAAACTGTACTTGATACAAGTTGTGGTTGGGGTGATAGACTTGCAGGTTTCTTTGCTTCAGACGCTGAAGAATATTATGGTTGTGATCCAAACCCAAATACTTACCAAAGATATCAAGAACAGATAAGTGTGTACAATAAACTTTTATCAAAACCTAAAAAGGTAACTATATGGAGATGTGGTGCTGAAGATTTACCATATCATAAACTACCAAAGATTGATGTCGCATTTACAAGTCCACCTTACTTTTCTACTGAACAATATAATAAAGGTGGTGAACATCAAGAGGACCAATCTTGGCATAAGTTTAACGAGTATGACAAATGGCGTGATGAGTTTTATTTACCAGTTGCAGAAAAAACTATGGAAGTTTCAAAGTTTATGTTTGTGAATATTATGGATCCAAAGATACATGGAGTTCGTTATCGTTCTGGTGACGAATTAGTGGATAAGTTTAAAGATAAATTTATGGGTCAGATTGGTATGAGAATTATGCAACGACCAAAATCAGATACACTATTCAAAGATGAAAAAGAAAAGGCTGATTTTATGAACAAGATGTTTATAGAGAATGTTTGGTGTTTTGGTTCAAAAACAGACCTATTTAAAAATTCAAGAAAAGCTACTTTAGATGAGTTTTTTGCTTGACAAAGAAAGATATATAGTGTATAATAATAATCAAAATGACAGTAACAATCTATTCAAGAAAAGCACATGGCAAAAAAGGTAAGTGGGGGTTTCATTCCATATATACTGACGGTATGCCAGGTGGTAAAGAAAGAGAAATAGAGTATGCTGCCAATTTTAGAAAAAGAGAAAACGACAACGAATATAAAATAGAGGTAACAGATAATGAGTGATTTTTTGAAAGATATAATAAAAGAAACAGGCAATGAATATGCAAGTCTAGTATCAGATGGTGCGTCAGGTGATGTAACAGATTTTATTGATACAGGTTCGTATATATTTAATGCATTATTAGGTGGTAGTATACACAAAGGCCTACCTTCTAACAAGATAACTGCTATTGCAGGTGAAAGTGCGACAGGTAAAACTTTCTTTGTGTTGGGTATGTGTAAACATTTCCTTGACCAAAATCCTGATGGTGGCGTTATATTCTTTGAATCAGAATCGGCAGTAACAAAAGAAATTATTGAAGAAAGACAAATTGATAGTACTCGTATGGTTGTTATGCCAGTTACTACTGTCCAAGAGTTTAGACATCAAGCATTAACTGTATTAGAAAAATATATTGCTCAAGATAAGTCTGAAAGAAAACCATTATTACTTGTATTAGATTCTCTAGGTATGTTATCAACTACTAAAGAGATTGAAGATACACAGGCAGGTAAAGAAACAAAAGATATGACAAGGGCACAAATTGTAAAAGCTGTCTTTAGAGTATTAACATTAAAATTAGGTAAGGCAAAAGTTCCCCTTATCATAACTAACCACACATATGATGTTATTGGTAGTATGTTCCCACAGAAAGAAATGGGTGGTGGTTCTGGTCTCAAGTATGCGGCTAGTTCTATCGTTTATCTTTCTAAGAGAAAAGAAAAAGACGGGACAGAAATTATTGGTAATATTATTCATTGTAAAAATTACAAATCCAGATTGACAAAAGAAAACAAAGTAGTAGATGTTAGATTAACCTATGATAAAGGTTTAGATAGATACTATGGTCTGTTAGATTTAGCATTAAAGTACAACATATTCAAATCAGTATCAACGAGAGTTGAGTTGCCAGATGGCACTAAGACATTTGGTAAAACAATAAACAATAGTCCTGAAAAGTATTTCACACCAGAGATACTAGAGAAACTAGACGCTGTTTGTGCTAAAGAATTTAAATATGGAGAAGTAATTGAACCCGAAGATACCACCGACACACAAGACGACAAGTCCTAAACACCGAGAAGATTATGTGTTTGTAGAGAAACCTGGAGAGGACTTTACAGCGCTTAAACTGATTAGTGGACCGTATGCAAGTATAGTTTACAAGTATGGTAATGTAGGATTTAGACCAGAAAACGAGAAAACACCAGACGGTGCTTTGCCTATGGTATTTGATTACACTATTATTGAAAATAATGTAATGGCCGATACAGATAGTCAAGAGTTTATAAATCATATCGGTGATATACTAGTTGTATTATTAGATGAAAAAATGAAAGAAAAGGAACTTGATGGAAAGAATTGAAAGAACAACACTTAGAAATTTAATTCACAACGAAGCATATTGTAGAAAGGTTTTACCTTTTATCAAAGAAGAATATTTTTCTGACAGATTAGAAAAAGTATTGTTTGCAGAAATTTATAAGTTTGTTAATAAGTATAATAATCTTCCTACAAAAGAATCCCTATCAATTGAAATCAATAGTAATAAAAGTATCAATGAAGATGAATATAAAAAGGTTACTGATATACTATCTACTTTAAATCCAGAACCAATTAACATAGACTGGCTAGTTGAAACAACAGAAAAGTTTTGTAAAGACCGTTCTATTCATAATGCAGTTTTAACTGGTATACAAATACTAGATGGTAAAGATAAAGACCATACACCAGAATATCTTCCAGAGTTATTGTCAAATGCTTTAGGTGTATCGTTTGACCAGAAAGTTGGGCATGATTATCTAGAAGAATCAAAAGAACGATTTGATTTTTATAGAAAGAAAGAGGAAAGACTTCAATTAGATTTAGATTTTTTCAATAAGATTACAAGAGGTGGTATACCAAGTAAGACTTTAAATATTTGTCTTGCAGGTACTGGTGTTGGTAAAACAATGTTTATGACACACCTTGCTGCTTCAACATTACTACAAGGCAAAAATGTTTTATATATTACTATGGAGATGGCTGAAGAAAGAATTGCTGAAAGAATAGACGCTAATCTACTGAATGTTGGTATGAGTGATTTAGAAGAATTACCTTATACAATGTATGAAACTAAGATAAATAAATTGCAAAGTAAAACAACAGGTACTTTGATTATAAAAGAGTATCCTACTGCCACTGCTCATACAGGTCATTTTAAAAACTTGATTAGTGAATTGGCATTAAAGAAATCTTTTAAACCAGATATCGTGTTTATTGACTATCTAAATATTTGTGCTTCTTCTAGATTTAAGTCTGGTGCAAATGTAAATAGTTATACTTACATTAAGGCAATTGCTGAAGAACTTAGAGGTCTTGCAGTAGAAAATGATATTCCAATATTCTCTGCTACACAAACTACAAGAAGTGGTTTTGTAAGTAGTGATGTGGGGTTAGAAGATACCTCCGAATCTTTTGGTCTTCCTGCAACAGCAGACTTTATGTTTGCTTTGATATCCAGTGAAGAACTAGAAGAAAAAAACCAGATAATGGTTAAACAACTAAAGAATAGATATAACGACCCAACTTTAAATCGAAAGTTTATACTTGGTGTTGATAGGTCTAAAATGCGTTTCTATGATGTAGAACAAAACGCACAAACAGATTTAGTTGATAGTGGGCAACCATCCCTATCATCTAATGATAAATTTAAAAAACTGGGACAATTCTCGGATTTTAAAGTTTAATAACTAAAAGGAGAAAACAATGGCTATTAAAATAAACGAAAAATGGTATGACGAAACTAAATTCAGTAATGAATTAAAACACGCTATCGTACAGATAAGTGTAAATCAAAATGTTCTTGCTAAATTAAGTGTTGACCAGCAAAATCATAAAATACTATCTCAATGGTATTCAAAGTATGTTGCAGATAATGTACCTGCAGCTGCTGAAACTGAAGCACCTAAAGATACGGTTGCAACAGAAGAAGTTAAAACCGATACAGCAGACGTAGCAGTAGAAGCACCTACAGAAACACCAGCAGAGTAAGTATGGTTAGAAAGGTCGCAAAAAAACCTAGAGTTCAAAAACATAAGATTTCTTATGAAGTAAAACTCGTCAAACGAAAAAATCAAGTTCGTTGGCTTGTCATTGAACGGCCAACGGGAAGTATTATTTGTGAGTCAGAGTTTGAAGATGAGGCTCAGAGAATTTGCGACCATCAAAACAAATACAAACAATGGGAAAATCAAGGGGGAGTAGTTAAATTTTTAACACTAGGAAAAATATAATGGAAGATATAAACAAGCAAAGCAAAAGGTTTTATGAAATCATAGATGTGATTAAAACTTTACATGATAAAAAACGACATGATTATGGTGCGAATGAAGATATCTTTGCTAATTTTAGATTATCTGAATTATCAGGTATACCTGCTTGGCAAGGTTCTGTTGTTCGTATGGGTGATAAGTATGCTCGTATAAGTAATTTCATCAATAAGGGTGAATTTAAATTCAAATTATATAGTATCAAAGATACTTTAATGGACATGGCAATTTATAGTTTAATTACCAT